CACAATAAAAAGAACTATGTACAAAATAAATCAGCGAGATGTCAGCTTTACATTCTCCGATGGCTCTGTGCTTGTGCAATTTGAGTCAGATGCCAATGAAGTCTTTAAGAACAAGTACAATGAGTACAAGGAATCTCAACTACTATATCGGCTTCCAGATGCTGATTTTTCTAGGTTGCCTCATGAGTTATTATTTGAACACATGTTCCCCACAGTCAAGTCTGATGAGAGGCTATCAACCATAAAGAGGCTAGGAGAACCATCCGACTATTTGACACCAGATCTGATCACAATGCACCATGATGTTGTGGTAGTTACTGAGCTGAAGACTTGCTTCTTTGCGGACATGATGCAGTCTCGGAAGCAAGAGGTGATTGATTTATATGAAGCAGAAGTGAAGAAGAGAGCTGATCTCTTAGGCATTGGCTACACACTTGAGTATGTGGTTGTTTCTAGAGAGAAGTTGTTGACCAATAGAAAGACCAGCTTACCGCCAGACATCTGCGAGCTTTATTCCTGGTGTGCAACCATGAAAGCATTGGCAACTCAGAGTGGATGGGGATATGAGAGAGAAACAGGGTTCAGTGAAGATCAGAAACAACTGCTATCAGACTTGACAAAAATGACCATACCTGACAAATCTTCATCACCAATAATTAGTAGAGAGTTAGTTGATCAGTGGAAGAGTCGGCCTGAAAAGACAGTCATGAAGGAAGCTAGATCTAGGTTTGCCACTGCACATGCTATGTCACATAAAGAAATTGTCTCATCAATGAGAATGCACGCTAACTCTGAAGACTTGGTAAAGTCCTATGATGAACGGTGCGTGAACACAGTCAGTAAGTATTGGAAGGACCATGATGAGCATCACAATTCTGTTAGAGTTGACAATAAAGCTGTTGTTCAACTACCTCTGTTTATATGCAAACTGGACAACCGCGAGTCAAGCTCTTCGGATAGAATTGCGGACTTGGCTAAGCTAAACATCTTGCCAAATCGGGCACACTCAAGACTTTGGATTTCGGCAATAGAGTGGGCAAATAACAATATAGAAGGCTCTTTCAAAGATTTGCCGGCTGAGACAATTGATGTGCTGATAGACGAGACAGATGAGAGAGAGAGAAAGACGAGAAGAAGGAAGCACTTTCGGGTCAGGCCCAGATACTCAGAAGATGATAAGGTCAAGCTAGCTTCTGTTGGCATAGAATCTAGAAAGTATAGAGAAGACACAGTCGTGCAATCAATCATTGAGCAAAAGTCAAAGGGTTTTAGATCCTCAGCCTCAGTGTCTGACATTGATTCCTTCATCAAGAAGTTCAGACTCACTAAAATCAAAGAGGACTTCTCATCAATGTTTGAAGACATGGAAGACTTAATCGATAGAGCCACAGACATCATGAGTCAGAGCTCTGCTAAGAATAAGTTCTACAATGATTCAAGAGAATTCTGTAGAGGCTTTTGTCAGACAAACCTGGGAATTGCACTGGAACAGTTAGACATGGTGGTTCAGGAGGTCAACATATCTAGGCAGCAGTACTGTAATGCGGGAGAGTTCATATTGAAGTCTTTGCCAGCGCTAGGGATACACATACTAATTAAATCCACAAACCCCAATTCTCAGATATTCTTCTCAGTCCTAGTGAAGAAAGAGGACATGCTAGAGAAGTTTGATCTACCTTTCAAGACCATGCATGATTTTGGTGATGTGTACATTAGTGAGTTTGTGAGTCTAAATCAACACTCATGTACACACTATCTGTACATACGTGAAAAAGCCATGTCCTTACTAGCCATGTGGATGTCACTACACTCGGTGTACTTATCAACACCTCTGTCTGTTATACCAGCTGACTGTCATGACCATTTCAATGCTAGCCTTCTCTTCTGGATGGAGGGTAAGGAGCAGACAAGCAAGGAGATTCAGCAAGTTAGGTATGCATACATGGATGTGTGCATGGACAACATGATTAATCATGATCCACTGAAGATTATATCAAAGTGGGAGCGGTACTCCAGAAGTCGACTGTGTATCTGGCTACGGAAGAGAGTCATGACTTGCTTCATGAACATGAAGCCTGGAAAGAGGTACACATCCACTGAGGAGTTCAATATAGCGGAATTTGACAAATCACTAGACAAGGACTGCAATCTAATATCGTGGGTGACTGGAAGGCCTGTGAGGAAGTTTGAGATTGCTCTTAACTTGTCATATTTTGGAGTGTTACACAATAAGGATGATGCTAAGGAAATGCATGGCTTCTTGAAAATTTTCCAAAAGGTGGTTAGTGAGGAGATAAAGATGAGGGATGCTAGACCAGAACACATGGGAACAAAATCTACATCTGCAGAGAAGCTGCGATCACATGAATTCAACACCAACTTTGTCTGCGCAATTGGAGACATGCTTAAGAATAAACTCGAAGAAAAACATCCAGATTGCAAGAGCTGGCTGTTGAACAGAGGTGTAGAAAGGTTGCTAGGTAGAGATATTGAGAAGTTAGCAACGATGAAGAAGTCAGCTGCTGGTGATCTTCAGAGAGAAGAGCACCTCAGTGAGGAAAGGGAGAATGACAGAGTCACGTGTCTCGAGGCTAGTGTTCACTTGATGGAGAAAGGAATAGACTACAAGGTGATGAAGCAAGTTGGAACGTTAGCATGTCAAGTTCAAGACGACTATGGTGGCATCGTTAGCAACCTGTTTAAGAAGCTTCAAATCGGAGGAGTGAGAGAGATATTTGTCCTTGAGTTCAGATGCAGAGTGGTCGTCCATTTTGTAGAGACTATCTGCAGAGTGGTTTGTGATGAGATGGACAATGAAATGCTGACTAAAGGAGACAAGAAGCTATCTAGAACAGATGCACACTTCAATGACGTGATGTCCAGATTGAAGCCAAGCAGATTGTCTGCTACAGTAATCAATTCTGATGATGCCACCACTTGGGCTCAAAGGTTTGTTATGCCTGTATTTGGATGTTTCCTTAGTAGATTGCTTCCCGATGAGTTCATTGAGCCAATAATGTGTGTGTTAAATCTTGTCACAAATAAAAAACTGGAGCTTCCACATCAGCTGCTAGACCTGTATGACAAACATCCTGATGTTGTCGGCTTTGATGACGGAATGAACGAGATGAAGGATCAATACATGGGCCTGAGCAAGTTCACTGACTTACTAAATCCGAGGTCTAGAATGCTAAAGAATAGATCCAACATGATGCAAGGAATATTGCATTACACGTCTAGTCTGCTTCATTCTGGATACCTGTACCTTTGGGAAAAATTCTCCATGGATGGCTTGAAATATCAGATATCCAAGATGTACTCGCTAGAGTCTAATGACTATCACATCATATCAACGACAAAAGTGTCCTCAGATGACTCATCATGCATTCTCTCTGTTGTTGTGGAAAAGGATCCCAAGAACGCTAGCCAGAGACAGGCGAATCAGATTACAGAAGGTAACTTGAGATTGATGATGAGTGTCTACACTGAAGCAAAGTCCAGACTTTATCCCTTGTTTTGCGCCAAGCAAAGTGTAGAGAAAAGTTCAACATCTGGACACTCGAACGTTGAGGAGTTCAACTCACTTTGGTACTATAAGAACACCCTTCTGACTCCAGCAATCAAATTCGTAGCAGCATGCATCAAAACCCATCCAAGCTCGAAGATGGATGATCGGTATAGCACATATGCAAATTTAAGAAACAATTTATTTGAGCATAGTGGATCTGTGATGCTCTGCAATGTGTGTCAGTATGGTCAGATGAGTGCACACTACAAGACGCTAGGATATAGAACAAACAAAAGATGGCCAGAATACAGACAGTGCTTGCTAGAGAACCCTCACCCTTCAATTGGCTTCTTCCTGCTCGAACATCCGCTATGTTGCGGAATGTTTGGTTATGATATGGCAGTTTACATGGCATGTGCAGATAGAAGGTTTAGGAACATACACCTGGGATTGTACAAAGATGAAAATTTTGAGTTCACTAAGGATGGTAAACCAACAGTTAGGACATACATATCATTTGGCCAGTCTGCGAAGTACTATGCTTTTAAAAAGGCTTTAGGTGTCAATGACTCCGATATCAAAGTGTACATAGAAGAGAACCTGATAAACCTATACAGAGAGAGCTCAACAACTGAGGACTCTCTGATGCAGCTTAGAATACAGGCATCAAATCCTGCTCTATCCGAATCCATGGCATTTCAAACAGATGCCAAGTTGCACGCTGCCTCGTCGTACATACTGCAGGATAGCGTGATATTGCAATCAAAGGGGATGATGGGTGCTCAACACTCACACAAGACATTCTTTAATATAGCAGAAAGGTTCAATGATGAGGATCTTTTTGAGTACAAGTGGCTGTTTTCATTTGGGAATTTTTATGATTCTGTGTTATCTGTGCTATCAAATTACAGTCAGAGCTCGTTAGGTGCTTATGTAAACAGACGATCCGTGTCGAGCAAGCTTGATGTGGCCACTAGCAGTCTTGTTCAGTCAGTTACACTTTACCAGGTGGTGCAAAGATTGTGGTTTCAAATTCCAGATGTCAGAGGCACAAGGTTCTCACACACAATGGTGATGAAACATTATCAAGATAGGTTCACATGGCTCAAGAGTAGTCCAGAGGAAACGCTAGAGTCATCACCGTTCAATGATCACATGTCTCTGAGGAATTTCATAATATCAGTCTCAGCAAGTAAGAAAACAATTAGGACTTACGCTCCAAGTAATGTTGTCAGCTCCCCTATTGACATTGTTCGATCAATGGTGGAAAACTGTCAATGGAAAGGCCAGAAACTCAACTATGTGTCTGTGAAGAGTGTCACAGATGCCAGAGCTGCTATGCAAATGCTAACAGAGAGAATTTGGAGAAGCTTGAGAGCACCGATGATCATTGATAAGTCTGTCTTCATAGAGAACTTACTTGAGGAAAATATTGACCCATTTGCAAGTGCAGAACTCACTAGGGACATGTATGAACTTTCTCAGAGCCAAATAGCTCTCAGCATACTGATTAAATATGCTAAAAACAGAAGCAGCTCAAGTCTGATCAACTCAATAATACCTAGTTTGATAGAGAGATTTCGCCTGGGTGTAATTGGCCACTTCTCTCTTAGACAAGTGCCAAAGGATGGAATGTATAGAGGTCCTGCCATTTACACAGGTGTCATGGAAGGCTTCCGAGTTGAGATACATGCAAAGGATCAGTTTGTGGAAAAGATAATCTGTGCGAGCGAACACGAACTGTCCCACATGTCACACACAATACTTGACTTTGTGAAAGATCTTGGATGGAACTTCTTGGTGCCAGCTCAGAAGGTCAAGACTTCATACTGGGACTTTAATGTTAAGAGACTAGTGAGCACCAAACATGTCAGATCTGTTCGCGTAGTGTTTAAGAGACTGACAGCTCTTCCAGAAATGAGAACTAACTCGATGAGGCTAGAGGTCACAGATTACAGCACAATTAGGCTTGTATGCATAGACCATGGACGAAAGTACACCATACTCTCTTACAGGATTAGAACCAGAGATCTGGGAAACAACGACACACATGAAAGGACAGGTGAGACATCATCCGATGATCACGTGTCTAGCTGGCTGAGGAGTGACAAAATGCATGTTGAGTCAATAGAAGATCAGATAATAAAAGATGGTGACTATGAGAAGTGGGCTTGTGATACTCTGCGAAGAAGACTAATGGGACTAAACAAACTTCCCAATCTAGACTCACTCTTCGAGCAAAAACCAGACTCTGCAGAGACTGTGGATGATGACAAGAGTGCATCTGACACATCAGATTTCATGAGGATGGCAGCCATGGAAATGATGTCTATAAATGAGATGGAAGAGTTTGCTGCCTTGTTTGGCTTGCCAGATGATGAGAGTGAATCCGACGAAGAGACAGTGGACCCCTTGGAAACCATAAACAAGAACACAGATGAGATGTCTAGAATGCAATTGGTGGAAACTGATGAGACGATGATCAAGGACTTGTCATGGTTGGACTATGTCAAAATGCCATTCAAGCCTGCCATCATAATTGACTCTGCAGTGACAAACAAGTATTTTGACGACTTTATTGAAGCTTACTCGGATGTATTTGGCAAGCAATTTCTAAACTTCTTTGTCATGAAGCCCACTAGCATTGTGAACATGATACATGCCAAACGAAAGAGGGTGATAGAAAATAACGAAATGTTCCCGACTAGAGGCTTTGATGAAATTGTGTGAGCAAGAATGATGTTAACAACAAGCTTGTTTTCTTTTATCAATAATTCTTTGGAAGTGTTAG